TGGGTGGATTGACATATCACGTAGCCCCCTTGATGGCTAGCGGTGGTCCGACCTCAAGTGATCTCCACATACATTAAAGTATAGCTGAACTGCTCGACCATAGGCACGAGCAGCAGGCTTACAGCAAGAAAATCACCCTTGGCCACGGCATCCTCGACCTGGAGCTGCGTGAGAACGGAAACTCCATACTCCCTCTCAAAGAGAAGCCGAGTGTCGCTTGAGGGACAGAAATCAGGCATGGGCGATTCATCATGTGGCACGTGATAGCCATCATTGACGAACCGAGGCACAACGCCCCTTGTGCGGGACAAGGCCCTGCGAGCGAACGCACCCACAATAGGACACTGTGGAGTTTCGTAAACACAGGACAAAGCCTTAGCACGGAGCAACTCATCCATAATCTGCCCCCCGGCGGACACAAAGGACTGCGTCCACCCGAACCCCATCATGAAGCGTCTAGGATCGCGAATGATCTCTCCAGAAGGCGAAAAAACCAACCCGCAAAACGACGCCTCACAAGGATCCGCCACCTCCACAATCTTTATGCTGAACCCAAGACCTGCGTAATCGTCTTCGGTGAGCTCAACATCAGTGCTGAACAAGCCATCATCACCTTCCACAAACCCCTCCAAGCTGCCTCCCTTCTCATAGACAAGGAATTTAGCAAGCATGAGGTTCGTGAAACCGTTCCCAAGCGACGTGCACATGTCGCCTGACATCCGCCTCCCACGCACAGTTGCACGCACACCAGTGCGTGTTCTCATGCGGTTCGATCCAGTGAGTACAGAACACAAGAAGTTTGCGTCATTATCGTTCGCAAGACAATGGCGATACAACTCGCACTCACACACATCCAGAAAGGCAGGGGTGAAATGGCTCTCAAAAGCAGTAAAGTCCGTTTGGAAATAGCGTCGACCGGCCCTTTTCAATAAAGCAATCTTTGAAGGACGCTCAGGCACAGGAGTATGCTTTATAAACTCAGGAAGAGAGTACACAGCATCTTCTATGGATTTGAATCTTGGACCGGACCAGGCTTTGAACACATCCGCACGTGAATTGATCATGCGGGCGTGCTTCCAGGTAACGTAGAACTCGGACTTGACAAACGTGTCAATGTGCGAAGACTGGTGTCGAGTCGGCCTACCCCCACGTAGCGACTGCCAGGCCTCACGCAACTGCTTCTTTCTCTCTTCATTGTAGGAGGTGGACCCCAACCACTCCTCAAACTCCATAGGGCGAACCACGGGAACGTGTTCTTCCAGAAACCTCTTCACGAACAAGGCGAAGCTTCGGAGGCGGCCTTCCCTTGGAAGGGGAAGGTCGCGCAACAGCCTCTGCCTAAATGCGCAATCAACAGTTTCAGGGTCGTTACGATCCAGCGATAATGGAGAATACCCAGG